TAACAGGGCCACCTGAGGTCGTTAAGCCTGTAGTGCCACCTGAAACAGCGACAGAGGACACCGTGCCTGTGCCCGGAACAGAGATATATTCAACGTCAGTAGCGCCTGCGTTTACTGCAAGTGCCTTCCCTCCGTTGCCGGAATAAGCGGGTAGTATGTTAGCTCTAGCTATCGCCGCTGTTGTTCCTGCTGTGCCACCGTTTGCAATAGCTAGGGTGCCTGTTATGCCAGTAGAAAGGGGGAGTCCTGTTGCGTTAGTTAGTACCGCAGCCGTTGGGGTTCCAAGTGCTGGTGTAACCAAGGTGGGGCTAGTACCGAAGACCAAAGCCCCGGAACCTGTTTCGTCTGTAACGGCCCCTGCAAGGTTTGCACTAGAGGGCGTGGCCAAGAATGTTGCTACGTTAGTGCCAAGGCCCGAAACACCTGTTGAGATAGGCAAGCCAGTTGCATTTGTTAGGGTAAGTGAAGTGGGAACCCCAATAGAAGGAGTCTCAAGTCTAATAGTCGTAAAAGAGTCTACTACCGCCCCAGAACTGCCATTACCGTCCGAACAAAGGACTTTAGTAGTGCCTGTGGGTATGGTTACAGTAGCTCCAGACCCCTGCTTTATGGTTAGGCTTTGGCTGCCAGTTGTGGCGTTCTCAATAATCCACACCTTAGAGACCGTGTTTGGCGCAAGAGTTAGTGTGCGTGTGGCAGTTAGGGCAACGGCAGAAGTGAATTTAAGGTACATTGACCGCAGGTCATCTGCAGCCGCGTTGGGCATAGTGAACGTTTCATCCGCATCCGCATCTAGTTCTAGGGTGCCGTACCCCAACGCATCTGTGATTAGCGCGAGGTTTAGGTTGTTTGAAACCCCCCACGTATTATCATTAGCACCGGTTGCAGTTTCTTCTAAGCGTAAGTTATTAAGGTAAGTTGCCATGTCCAGCCTCGTTTACGGCGTTATCACAGTCCAGCTTGGGTTCTGTGTTGGTACTATTTCTACCCACATATTATCCTAGCCTCACAATAACGTTCGCTATATCTGTTGTTGGGAATGCAAGTGTGAAGTTTGCATTTGATGGGGCCTTTATCTCCCCGAAGTCTATTACTGCAACGGCCTTATTACCCTGTGTCTCATTATAGATAAGGGCGCCCCTAGCCGTGAACGTGGCTGAATTCCATACTACATTACTAAAACTTAGATAGGCTATGTTACCCGCAGACGTTGGCGCTGTTGATATTGTTAGCTCCTGCCCCCCTGCTGTATATCCTGTGCCTGTAACTTCCTCAGCGGTTGTATATACCGTAGTGTCTTGGCCTATTGCTGCATCTGGGCCGAACAAGGCTATCTTAAACGTGTCTGCACTAGTATCTGCTCTAACTACGGATACCCCAAAGGAGTGAACCCCGTTGAGTAAATCCACTTTAAAACTAGTGGTCATTGCCTGTGTTATAGCCATAATCGGTTAGCTCGGGCGGGCCCGGGTTTCCCCAGACCTGTAAGTATCCTGCATCAATTTGCCTGTACCTAAGTTTTTAAGCAAGGCCATAGACTCGGTATACATACGATTATACATGGCAACCACATCTTCTTCAGCTTTTGTGAAGCGTGCAGCCTCTAAAAGTGAGGCATTTAGTAACGCTGAGTCAAATTCATCCCCTAACCATGTAGTTCCAGCCGTCACTATGGACTCTGGGTAGTAGCCATAATGTAGCTCTACCGATTGAGGCGTGGCTGGGGTGGGGCCAACAATGAAAAATTCATCACTGAATATGGCGTAATACTTAGGTGCTGCCGTTGTTGTAGGGTTGGGGTATGCCTCTCGGATGAAGTTAGCATCCACATTAGTGAGGTAGTTGTATGCCCCGTCTGCGTCTATTGCTGCTACTGAGTAGGTATATAGGAAATCGTCTGGGATAGCTAAATAAGGGTCAGAAGCTGTTAGTGTGCCAGTCACGTTCTTACGCAGCGCCGGCAACTGGACTGTGTTGTAAATACGTTGTTCTGCTTGTTCTACGAACGTAGCTATGAGGGCATCGTCTATACTGTCCTCTACGATGTCCTGTATGCGTGCACTAAGTGTGGCGTAGTTCATCTTATATTATGGTTACAGTAACCCCTCCGATGCTAACAACTGCAGATACTTGCGTTAATGGTACTACAAAACCTCTGCTAGCAGCTAACGATGCTGTGTCAGGTCTTGGGTTTTTAAGGGCTTGGGGGTCACTTACCTCGTACTCCCCAACTCGTAGTTGCGGCTGGTCTTTATCCCAGCAGGTGGGGCATGCCAACAAATCCGTAGGTGAGCCCTTGCGGATAACTTCTTTTAGTCGTTGCAGCCTGTAGGTTTGAGCGCATATATCACACTCGCCTATTGCCCGCTTGCCGTAAGCATACTTAGCAACCATGGGCTACATCCTAATTCTGGGGACTATCCGAAGGGTTGCTTTCTCTCTGTCTTCCCGTGTAGCTGAATCCCAAATCTCTAGGTACTCTTGTTTGAGTAAGGCAACACGGTTCAAGTCAATGTTATCAACTTTCATAGAAAGTGCGTGGGCTAGGCCGGCAGTTAGTGCGGGTAAGAACCTAAACACAATGTCCTGCTCCGTAGCGCCATCACCAACGTCTTCTATACGGCGCATGCGCCAATACTTAAACACGTAGAACGGTGCTAGCTCAGTTCCTTTGTCTGGGACTGGCCATAATGTAACAACTGGGTTTGCTCGTGCCCTATCAACTTTAACCTGTATAGGCCTGCCGGGGGATAGCTTATTTGGTATAGAAGCGTAAGTAGACACGCTTATGCGTGATATATTCAGGTCACTTTGTGTAGACACATCGCCCGCGTTAGTCCGAACTACATGCTCAAGTAAGTCTATGGTATCAGCTGGGAGGTCGTATTGCGCAGTGCCTTCGACGAGGTTTATTGTACCCTCATCAATAGTCCACATGTTTATGCCTTTGTTCTGCCAATCAATCAACAACAGGTTTAGCGACCGGCGAGCTGTACGTAGGTCGTAGCCAGAGCGCATTTCTTTGCCCGCACGCATCCACGCTTCTTCTGCTAATTCTGCAAAATCTAGGTTAAATGTTGTGGTTCCTGACGTTGGCATTGTTTACCCCTACCACTTAGACTTGTCAGCCCAGTAAGCTGCACTCATTTTCCCCTTGGCTATGTTCTTGCCGTGGCGGGCTTTAAACGACTTGCGTTTGGCCTTCATAGCATCAGACTCCCCCTTCTTGGGCTTACCTGCTGTAGTTGCACCTTGCTCGCCGTACCTTATTACTTTCTCTTTTCCCTTACTACACGCTTTAACAACGTGCGACTTCTTTGGGTGGCTGGGTGTTCGCTTAGGTTTGTTACAAGCCATTGCCTTCTTAACAACGCGCTTAGCCGGCATTTACTACCGACCCCGAGACATTGTTATACTACGGCCCTTAGTTTTGCCTTTTATAGCACAACCATCAACTTTTCCACCTTTTGCGTAGCCTTTAGCCGTCCCACCTGTTTTACTACCTTTGTCTTTGCTCTTACACTTCATAGCATTTACCCTACGTAGAATATTGTTGCCGCAGTGATGTTAGTAGCTGTAGACAGATACACACCGGATGTAAAAAGGATGCCGTTTTCACAGAAGTTAATCTGCGCGGAATCTGCCGTTGCCTCAAAATCTAAGTCCAACCTAACAGGGCCACCATTACCATCAGTAAATGTAAGCCTGCCTGCGCCACTTGCATTATGGAGCACACTTAACCCCGTGATGCGAGTTCTGGCAGTGGTTACAGCGCCAACCCCAGTCGAGCGTATTGCTTGGATATCGTTCACAAGTTACTCCTTTGCCTTCGCTGCTTTCTGCTTTGTAGGCTTAGCTTTCTTGGGCGCTGGTTTTTGTTTGCTTCGTAGTTTACCCATTACAAGTACCTACCTTATGAAACAGCTGCTGAGAATGGAGTCGCTTCTGTGCCTGTTGCGGCGCCAGTTACTTGGACAGCCCACACACCAGAAGCAACATCTTGAAGCTCTACCGTGCCACCCCGAATACCACCGGTAGTGGTTCCGTTGAGTGTGATTGTGTCAGACGCCGCGACTGTCTCAAAAATCGAGGCACTTGCGTCTGTGTCATTAGCAACAATAGCAACACCAGCCATAGTATCGGTAGCGTTAGCAACTTGGATAATATAAGCATTGGAAGTAACTGTTGTACCAACAAAGAATTTGTATGTATTACCTGTGCCTGTAGCTGCAGGTAAAGTCACTGTTGCGCCTGTTGCAACACCAAGAACCATAGTTCTACCAGCGTTATCCGCCGGGGTTAGAGTGGTGTCTGCTGCCACAGAAACTAGTGAACTTGCGCCTGTGATAAAGCCTGCTTCAGACTCAATAGGGCCAGTTGTGTTTGATATAGCCATGGGGTATCTCCGGTCAATATTAGTTGAGCCCGGTCAGGGTGCTCTAAGAAAAAGTAGAAAGGGCCGCCGAAGCAGCCCCCCTGTTAGCTCACTAGGCGTTGCCTGAAGAGCCCCACATGCCCAGAGCATCAGATACGCCGAAGCTGTACCGCTCACGAGCCTTATAACGAACGTTACCAGTCTCGAAGTCGCCTTCCATACCTTGAGACATTTTAACACGTACAAAGTGTTTTAGTCCGTTTGGTACATCGGTTTTCAAGAACCATGCGTCCGGGTCAGTCAAGAAGTGATTCACTGCTGAACCGTCTGGGATTGAACCCATAACGCGGATGGCGTTGGTATCGTTGTTCATGGTGTTGGTCCGTAACTCAGTTTCCAACAGACGAGTCGTTACGAACATTAAGCCCGGAGGTACAATCATCTTCTTAGGTCGGGCTGAGATAAGCAAACCACGCTCGTCAGTCCACGCTGCAATCTGAATAATAGCCGCTTCCAAAGAAGTTTCATTGAGGTCAGCTTGCGTTGCAGGAGTGTTAGCGTTTACACCACCAGATACTAGTGGGTGACTAGAGTTGAATAAAGAAACACCGTCACCGTATGTAGGGCCGCCACTAAAGCCATTGTTTAAGACACTAGCTGCCCTAACTTGCTTCGTGTAAGCCATACTACGCGCAAGAGCTTTCGTATAACGAGAGCTGTTCTTAACATACAAGTTGTCTTCCATTGCCTCTTCAGTAAGACCGAAGCCCATTGCAATGGTGTCGTGCACGTAACGTGCCGTGTATGTCTCTTGTGCGTTGTCATACGCAATCGCGGAACCTTCAGTTTTCACTGGGGCTGCGCCAAAACCGGATAACTTAACTTCTTCCTCAAAGGCGCGGTCAGAGGTTTCAGTATCGAAAATCTCCTTATGCTCTTCAGGGTAAGTTGCATACTCTAAACCAAATAGGGCGTTTAGGCCCGGTTCCAGTTCTTTAAGTTGTTGGGCTCTTGAAATTGTCATTGGTATCTACCCCTTAAATCCCGGTCTGGTTAGTGTAAGAATGCTGACCCGGGTTGAACTTAACGATCAGATCAGTATAAGCATCGCCTACAGTAGATTCTGAGCTGTCAACAAAGTCAACAATACGGAAGCCAAAAGTTGCAGTCGTTGCCGTTGTGGCAGTTACCGCAGTATTCGAGTTTCCAGTTGTTGTATTTCCTGTGCTAGTTGATTGTACAGCTGCAAGGTGGGTGTTTTGGCCCAAATCTGCTTGCGTTACTGCACCGTTTGCTTGCACTTGGAATAGTACGTTCGGGTCGTCCACAACATACGCTACTGCGTCAGCGGCAACAGTACCAGTAGGCCAGTATTGTGACCAAGTAGGTGTGCCGTTCGCTGCGGTATAAGCACAACCAACAAACACGCCGATAGTACCAGCAGGGAATGTAGTTGAGTCATCACCGTTAGTTGTAACGATACCAATAGTACCGTCTGCTAATATAGAAACGATTGAGCCGTTGTAAATATTAGTTGCGTAGCCTGAAGCGATTTTGATGTGTCGGACTGCACCAGAATACGGGCGGCCCCCAATCAAATTAATCGGCTTTAGGCCGTATGGGGTTGCTGAAGAAGCCATGCTAGTCTCCTTTGAAAACTATTAGCCAGTGCCAAAACTACTGACCTTAGACTTATGCTCACTAAATTTAGGCATAGCCGGGTCATTTTGGCTCATAAAATCATTATTGACTGCTCTGAGTTGGCTATCACGCACATCTGCGTAATGCTTTTCCCGTTGAGCAACCATCTCGTCTGCCATTTTGCATAACACCAAACCACCAATTACCACGTTATCAGCAAATCTTTCACTTTCAACCGTGTTGAGAACAATCTCAGGATGGTCTTTTGCTAAGCAGGGTTCCCACCCTTCTCGCGTCTTTGAGGAAAAGTTAGTGGCATCAGCTTCACTTCTAATAGAGAGTCGAATCCACCGGAACGACCAGCCCGCAATTGGGTTTGGTTCTGGTAATACACTAGGCTTGCTCCAAGTTTTGGGGCGTACCGTAGCTTCTCTTTCTTCTGTGTCTCTATTTTTGTTTATTCTGTTATCAGCCATTATTTTGTCCTCGCTAAAGTTGCAACCTGTTCGGCGTATTGTAGTGGGGTTAGTCCCATTGCTTCTGCTACTGCTAACTGACTTCTATTCAACCTCACCTTTTTGGGTGTGGTGCTTCGGGTAGTTGGCGCAACAACATCTGGTTTACTCCCCCTACTAACTTCTATTTTGGGTTCCTCATCGAACGCTTCTGGGAACAATTTTCGCATACGAGAATCAATTTTCTCATAGTATTCGTCAGACTTAGGGTCAACTCCTTGCTCTTTTATCAACTTGTTGTGGTAACCGAGCGCAAGCGAAGTCATCTCGTCGTCTGAGCCAAACCAAGCATTTTTTTCACGCCAAGATTCAGCTCTTTCGTCACGGACAGGTCGTCGTGCTTGCTCTGTCTGTATTTGTTGCTCTTGTTTTACCTCACCACCCTCAGTTTGTAAAGGTTTGAGTTTGATGTCGGCAATTTTATTTAGTCGGTACTGCGCATCGTTTAGTGCCTGCTGCGCTTCTAGCACCTTATCCGCGTCACCTGTCTCGTAGGCGGCCCGGTAATTCGACTTCGCATTCACCAGCGTGCTTTCTGCTGCTGCTTTTGCTTGTGCTACTACAGCATGCTGGCCCTTACCTACAGAACCTCGTAGCGTCTTGTTCTGATCTTGTAAGCTCTTAGCATACTCTATGGCCTCTTCACGCTCCCGGAGGGCTTGTTCTTTGGCCCTGCGTTCATCGTGGTAGCCTTTAGTAAAGTGCCGAATTCGCTCGTTTGCCTGCTTCGAGTAATTCTTCAGCTCTTCTTCTGTAGGGTCTGCTGGTTTCTCAGACGGGGTTCTATTCCTGTCTTCTTCCGGGGTGTCGTCCACGATTTCGAGGTCAACCTCAGGTTCTACCTTTGGCTTTTTCTCTTCTTTGGGCGCGGCGGTTTCATTGTCAGAGCTTTCTAACTCCACATCAACAAAGTCTTCCTCTTCTACTGCAGCTTGTACTTCACTCATAACTTACTCCTATGCACGCGCAATATTACGCGGGTCTTCCACTGTGGCTTCAACAGAATCGTCGTTTATAAGCCGGAATTCTTGGCCCTGAATAGTGAACCGAGTACCTGAGTTAGGACGAAACATAACGAAATCGCCTACCTTGCACCATGGCCCGTTAGGGAATCTCTCGCTGTCTGCGTAGGCATCGTCGCCAATATCAATAACCACCGCGACCATTGAGAGTATCTTCTCCTCCCGTTGAGTGCTGTCTGCCTTAATGATTTTAGAATCACTAAAGGTTTGTTTCACCTCTGGGAGTGCAATTAGTACTTTATACCCCTTAGGTTTGGGCAGCGTTGCTTCTAACTGCGTATCGTCTAGGGGTGTTTCTTGTGCCATACCAATAGGGTTTACATTAGCTTTCATCGTCGTCTCCTGTGTAAATAGATTCTCTTATCCGTTGTATTTTCATAACCATAGCGTCAATACCACGGATTTGCCCGCAGCCGTACTTGTACTCCTCATACGATTTGTACAGTCCTTTAGCCATAGCAGTTTTCAATATATCTTTCTCGGTCTCAGCCTGCTCTAGCAGCGTATCTAGCGCATTATCAGCCATTAAGTTTCTCCATTATTCCTTCCATTAGGGTTTTTACTCATCGCACTAATTAAGGTCTGGGCCGTTTTTATGTCCGTGTCCTTAATATCTTTTTTGTCTTGCTGCTCAATTTTCGCTACATCCAGAGCAGTTTTGACTCTAAACTCTTTTGCCCGCTGGTCAGACGCTTGTGCCCCCATGGTAGTATCTATCTGGAGTTGCCCGTCCTTGCGTTGTTCCTGCTGCCGCTTTATTTCCATCTCATCCGCATCTTTCTTCGCTTTGCGTGCCACTTCGGCAGCCTTGGTTTCCTCGCTCATCTTCTTGTTAGCCAGTTCTTCCTGCTTCATCTTAAACACAGGGTCTTCGGCTTGTTCTTGAGCTTGTTGCTGCGCTGCCTGCTGCTGGTGTGCTTGAGTTAACTGCTTGCCTGCATCGGCCACGACACGGGACAGTTCTAGCTCTACAGCCGGTGGTAGTTCTTCGTTCGGTGCTGTCATAGTCACACCAAGTTTTTCTTCTATCTGGCGCCTGTAGTCAAACGCCACGTGCTCCGCTATGTGTGCATGAAGAGCCGACATAATCTGCTGGGCCATGGGGTTCTGCCCTATAGACTGTGCGATCATCGGGTCTTGCATAAACGACATGTGGGAAGCTATATGCGCTTGGTGGTCTTGGTAGATAAACGCCTGTATCGGCTTGCCTGTGAGCACATTCATGTTCTCACTCACTGGGTCTTGCGGCTTGGCATCCTCGTCTACTGGCACTATCTTGTCTGCGTTCTTAACCCCTAGGGTCTCGATAGCCTGACGGTGCAGGTATGCCATGTTATATATCTGTGGGCTTTGCTGGGCCATACTAATCACAGCCTGTATCTGTACTACCCGCTGGGCCATGGTGCTGCTGTTAGGGTCTGAGACTGGTATAATCTCAACCATCTCATAGTCTTGCTTGCGTGCACTCTCCACACCGGTTGCAGGCTGGTAGCCATAGTCATCAGGGGCCCCGTCTGCTACTAGCTGTTTGAGTAGTTTAAACTCCTGTTTCATCGCATAGTGGACACGAGCCTGCACCGCCGCCATGGGCTTCAGTGTCCGCTCTAACAACGCAAGTGTTGTACCTACAGGCGCGTTAGCACTCATATCAGATATGTTTAAATCACTGATAGCCCCAAGCCTTCGGCCTTCTTCTGTTATCCGGTCTAACAACACAAGCAGAGTCTGGCTCGGTTCTTTATAAGGTAGTGCCATTAAGTTGTCACGTATAGTACCGCTTGGCACATCCACGTCTACCCACTCTCCGGGCCCAACTGGTGAGTTATCACCCTTAATACGCATCCCATTGGTTTTAAACCCACCGGGTAAGTTCGACAGTGTGCCCGCGTCAACTAATTGACGTATTAGCGAGGTTCCTGCTCTTGCATACCCACCTATGATATGTATCAGCCCAAGGCCATAGAACCCAAACCCGGGCACGTAGGTGTAGTGTACGAAGTGATCACGCTTGGTGTAGACCGGGTCACCCTCAACCCAGTTACGGTATAAGGCCACAATCTCACCACTAGTTCTGTCAATAGTAACCACGTAAGGCTTCGCTACTTGGTGCTTGTCCTCATACGCATCCACGTCTTTTATGCACAGCATCGCGTGACATTCATACAGGGGGTACTTGCCGTCTTCCGTTAGGTCAAACCCTTCTTCCTCAGCTTTCTTCTTCTGTATGTCTGTGAATATGGATGTGGGTTCAAGCAGCTCTATACTCTTATAAAACCCTGAGTTCATCAGTGAGTGCATCTCACTTTCTGTCTTCTTTAGGCACTCAGTAACGCGCTCAGCTGTGCTAACCGTGGAGGCGCCGTAGGGTACAATCACATCTTCCGCTGGCAAATACATCGCCGTCTGGCGCCCAAGTGTTGGGTCTTTATATACTTTCTTAAACGCAGAGCCGGACAGGCTTAGCCCGTACAGCATCTTTTCGTGCTCGGGACGGTATTCAACCATCACGTCTGTTATCTGGTGGTTCATGTCTGCCGTGACCCGCTTGGCAGCATCCTCAGTCTCACGCGACTCCTTACCTATGATCTTAGTCTTAACTGGCCCCGATGCTGGAAACGTCTCACTCATGGCCTCCGCTTGGAACCGCATAGCCGCCTCAGACAACACTGTAGAGTAAACCCCACACGCATTCTCCCATGGCTCACTACGTTCTTCGTACTTCAGGCCTAGAACATCTAGCCCCTTCGTGTAGGTTTCCTGCCACTCTTTGCGGCTTTCTTCATCAGATTCTATCGCGCCTACTAAGTCTTCGGCTATGCCCTGTAAGACTTCATCATCTAGGTACTCCGCTAAGTTATCACCAAACTCCGCCTCTACTAGGGGGTCAAGGTCTTCTTCGTTCATAGTAATCTCTATTGTGCCGTCATCCAGCTCAACAATAGTCACCATATCCTCGGTAATACCCTCACCTAGCCCTTCATCTAGCTCATACTCGTCCATGTCGTCATCTAGCTCAACTCCCTTCGGAGCCTCGTAAAAGCTTTTATCTATGTTAGTAGCCACGGTTCATTTCCTCAATAATATCCACGTTTTCGCCTATAGTCAGGTTGTTCTTCTTCCATATCTGACGGTAGCTTTATAAATCCACCCTGTCTGAACCGCATAAGCGCCATTACTGTCGAGTCTACCAAATCATCGTTCCGGCCTACTGGAAACGCGGCTATTTCTTCAACCAACTCTTCCGCCCACCGAGTCTCTGGAACCCAACACAACCCTGAGACAATTATATCTGCCACAGAATTTAACCGGGCCATCTTGTCACCACTACCACGGTGTGGGGTATACTCTTTTGCTGGTATGCCCATACGCCTTATCTCTTGGTATAGGGCCACACCACTACTTTTCTTCTCTACTATAAAGGAATCTGGTTGCCAGTCCTTATACTCTTCAAGGCATAACGCCTTTAGTTCTGGGAATTCTACACGCTTCTTAATACTATTCAAAAGTATTAGATTGTAGGCGTCTGTTTGCTCATTAAAAAACACACCCCACGTTGTTAGTGCTGTGAAGTCAGACCGGTTCTTAGTTTCCGCTGCCGAGTCCAAAGACATGATGAGGTACTCACACGTGGGTGGTTTCTCTTTGCGCCACGTATTCCACTTATCCTTCGCTATAATAGCGGACTCTTCCGAGGTGGGATTCTGCTGGTACTGCGCGTTCCACTGAAATAGTGGCATAGACGCTCTCGTTCTATGTAATGCCTCTAACTCAAAGAACCCCGGCCACAGTGCTTTCTCTATAACCTCGCCCGGGTTCTCTGGGTCATCAACCTCTAGTATAGCTGGGAACTCAATCACCTCATACTGGTCAGCTTGTGGGTTCTGGTGCATATCACGCACCACCCTGCCTGTCATGTCATCCAAATGCCACCGGGTGTTAGATGATACAATGGCATTTGCTATGAAGTTATGCGTTCTATCCACTTCGATGTCAAATACATCCTCACGCCCACTAAACGTCACCTCGCTTATTGTTGATGTAGTGAATGGCGCGGCGTAACAGTCCTTCGTCAACGTGTTGTTTGACAATGAGGTTGCAGTCATTGCAGAGGAGCCCCCTAACCCTACCGGTATCGTGGCAGTGGTCAACAGCGAGGGGGTTTGCGTCACTCCAAGTACTCGGTATTTTAACCTCATCCACCCCAAGCTGGCAGATAGCACACTTGCCCCCCTGTCCCTCCAACAACTTAGTGTACTCAGTATCGTTGATGCCATATTTTGCTTTGAGGTGGTTATTGCGCCGGCGGGCTGCGTCATAGTGCTCCCCCGTCCCACGGGCTTTAAGCTCGTTATACCGGTGTGTTGCGGCATGCTTAGGACACCTGTCCCTACTCTTTGCAGGTACACTGCACCCCTCAATGACGCAAGTTTTTCCTTTATACTTACCGTGGTGCCCACGGGGTTGGTGCTGTGCGCCGGGATTGCGCTTGTGGTAGTTGTAGTTTGTTTGGCAGGCGCTGCACTTACCCGACTTTGTTTTCGCCCTTCTAAGCCTGCTGCACCCTTCATTGATACAAGGGCCATACCCGGCCTCAGGTTTCTTAGTCTTATCCATTCAGTATCTCCATCAGGCTTCAACACAAGGAACGGGTGTCTATCGTTAGCTCTAACAGACCTACCATCAGTAGTAGATACTGTGTATATGTGGTCTGGCCCTTGGTTCATCCAATTAAGTACTTTAGCCTTAGCCAGCTTACCCTTATCATAGGTAGCAACAACGTCACCGGGGCGCACACAGTCTAGGCGTTTCTCTGTACCATCAGGTAGCAAAACGTTCGTATCGCCAACCATACACTGGACAATAGCTACAGCGCCACCGGGCATTAATCGTGTACGTGCTCCGAACGTGTACCACTCGTATGCTCTATCAAACACATCGTAGTTACCATTAAGCACATCTTGTTCTGAGTGGGGGTCGTCAATTAGTAGTAAGTGTGCACCACGTCCTGCCAGTGCTGAGCCAACTCCACAGTTATGTGTCAATACACCCTCAGCAAAGAAGGTGTGGTCTCCATCAGTTAGGAAGTTGACAAAGGGGTGGGGAGTGACGTGGTGTGCTACTTGGACTGTTCCAGCTCGGCGTACACCCAAACAAAACCCAAGTAGGTTTTTCGCTGTCCTTCTAGCACCCGCCATATACCCTTCAGCCCGACTCTGGGGTTGTCCGGTTTTATCACTTTCGCGGCTGTGGGTAAGAAGGCGTGCTGCTGCACTACGGAGCCATCCAAGTCCTTCTGGATTACCATACGTCCGTAGTTCTTCTTCCGCTTCTTGGTTGGAGACAGCGGGTTGTGCCCGTGGGCTATCCTGTACCGTATTGTTTCCGGTGTTATACCCAAATCCCGAGCATTCTGGGCTAAGGTCTTCCCCCCCACAAAAACGCTGGTACGCTTGTTGTTTTGCTGCTGCAGTATTGTCTCCCAACGACAGTTCTCTGGACTGTAAGGGCCATCGTTGTCTACCCGCCCCACTGTATGCTTCGGAGTGGGCTGCGGCCCCATATCCTCTACAAAATTCTCGAACTGTTCCCACCGCTCGCACAAGTAAATGCCTCGGCCACCGTAGTGCTTCCACTTCTCGTTGTTGGGGTTGTTGCAACGTGATTTTATGTTGTACCACCTGCGGTACATTGGTGTGTTCCAGATAGCAGCCATAGGCCCTCCATATAAGAGCCCTCATTCTACCCAAAATACTCTCCACACACAAGCAGTCATCTGGTAGGATGTCTTTGGCGTAGACCCAGCCCCTGTTCATTGTCCATATCGGATGGTTGGAGGAGCAGTCTAACCCATTCACCTTATAAGTTGCCTCGTGCCTGCTCCGGTACACCTCCAAGACTTTTACTGGGCTGCCTGCATTCAGCAGGACATCACCTACGGCTATCTCTCCAGCAGGTCGGTGCCCTTTTGTTGTGTGGATTTTTGTGTGTAAGCGTAAACAGGCATAGTATTCACCGCCAGAATTCGTGTTCCAGCGTCCTGCAGATTTTGAGTCAACTGATAGGGTAACGGTAGGGAATATTTTCTTGTAGGGATCGGTGGAGATTAAGTTACGTACTTTACGACCAAAATCAACAGCCAAGTCCGTGGTGTGTGACACCATCATCACCTTCATGGTCGGGTTACGCCCTAAAAACCACGCAGGGAAGTAGATAGAAACGAGCTGAGATTTACCGTGTCGGGGTGGTATATTGACGCAAATTCTGTCTTTCCCACTCTTTTTTTCAACGGACACGGAGGGCATGCTGCCGTTTTCTTCTGTGAACTCCACTTCCGTTTCTTTACCTACGTTATGGAGGGTTTCTTCTATCTCCATTAGCAGGTCTGCTAGTATTCTGTGGTGGGCGCCGACCTTGTAGTCTGCCTGCATGTAACAGCAGAACGCAATTAAATCGTTGTGGGCTGCCTCTATCTTGACCCGCTCCGCATACTTGTCTACCTGCTCATAGAGGTCTTCTATCTCCCCATCGGTAAACTTGTCTAAATTAGCCAACATGAAATCCAAGTCGTCTTTGGATAAGGGCTTAGGCTCGTATAGCTCAGTAAGGGGGTTACTCATCAGCTGGCTTCATCACACTTTTCTTTAGCTCGTCTACCGCTAGGAACTCACCTTCTACTGTTATCTCTTGACGTAGTTTACTTATCTTTTCATGGAGCTTCTGGCGGGTTTCGGATACGGACACGTGTGTTATAGCCACTTCTTTACGCTCTACAAACGCGCCCACTTCGGGCATCTTGCCTATTAGTTCTATGGCGCGTAATCGTATGCGTGCGTCTGGATTCTCGGTCTCTATGACCAGTTTGTTTTCAACTAGGTTACGTAGCGCAATGGCTGATCTGGCAGCTGACACCCCAAATTCATCTAGGATAGACCCTACTAACCTTACTGTTGGTATGCTTAAACTTGAGAACGCTTGGTCGGTCATGTCTTTGGAGGTTTGGTTCGGGTCTATCGCGTAAGCTGCAGTAATCATAGCTGACAGTTCTGCGTCGTATGGGGTGGGGTCTTCGTCTTCTAGTCCGCAGGCTTGTAGGTATGCGACTGTGTTGCACGCGGCTTCCGCCCGGGTCATAAGCTCCATTGGGGACAGGTCTGCGGGTATTTCTACCCCTAGTTCCGGGACTAAATGGGTGTTTGGCATCACTTCTCGCAAGCTGATTAGCTGGTTATGTGGGCATTGTAAAGGATTTCCGGCTTTTTTGCATAGAAAAATTTTGTGGGCTAGGTACTTAATAAAAAAGGGTGGGGGGTATCCCCTAAAATAGGGGGGTGGGGTCAGCAAAACCGAAAATATTACCCATCATTCGTCTAAAATAGTAATACAAGCGATATCATGGTTCCATCTAGCCAAAACGGGCCTATACCCTATGGGTACCCCCCCTATAATCAGTTAATTTAACTGCTTTACCCTCGCAGACTTGCTCAAACCTTTACAGAATGGCATTCTAATGTATAGTGGTAACCAAGTCGCAGCAATACTGCTACGGCCCACGTGTTAAGCGTTTACTTAGCATACTAAAATACAAGGTAATTATTATGACTAATGCAACCACTGTTATTAACGCAAACAAAGAAGCTTCAACTACTAAGGCTGACGCGATGCGCCTATCAATACACTTAGCCGCTCCCGTCCTATTTGGCAATCAAACAAAAGAGGAGAAGCTAAATAAATCTAGCTCGGAAGTGTTAGAAGATTTATACACGGCGGGCATTCGCTACTCTCACTTAGTCGAAAAGAAGTCGCCCGTTATGGCATTGTTTGAAAAGGAGTTTATTGCACTGCTACCTGCTAAGACACGCCAAGCAATCGAAGCACCTAAGAAGGAAATCATCGACATGCTGCCCGCAGAAAGGAAACTACGGGTTAGTGGTCAGGGCATGATAGTTGCTAAGAAGCGCTATCTAACTGTTCGCTTCAAAGCTCTTGAAGAAGCGATAAATAAAGCTGTATCGTATGACGGCGCTCAATCGGCTGATACCCAGTCCCAATCGGTGCCACGTGGCACAAGATCGACCGCAAGCTACCTCGAACGGTCTGCCAAGTTCGCGGCTAGCATACTAAATGCTTACCAGAAAAAAGCGGAACCAACTCCACAAGATGAATCGGTACGCAAGCTAACGGAGCAATATTACGATCAATTGGCCACACTAGATAGCCGCATTAAGCAGAGCTTCCCTAAACAGAAGTAATCTACTAACCAACTAGGGGGCGCAAGTCCCCTAGCCTAATTTTACGAGGATTAAACACTATGAATCATCAATCTACTATTATGATAGCCACATTAAGTCAACGGCTTGCCGCACAAGAGCTTCGCATACAAGCCCTAGAACGGTACAGCGAAACACTGGAACAATCCCTATCCCACGCGATCAAGAGCCTAGAGGGTACGCGTCACATCCTAACAGACTACGCTTATCGCAAAGTCGGTAGCACCTTACACCTTGAGGCATATAAGCAGATTAATAGTCTCTTAATAGATTTAACTGTTTGATCCTTACCCAGCCTTTCGAGGCTGGGTTTTTTTTCGCCTGCTTTTTGATACCAGTTCCCAGTAAGCATGCTGCACACCACGCATACTAACCTCACCTCGCATACCACGCATACTAACCTCACCTCGCATACCTCGCATACTAACCTCACCTCGCATACAACGCATACTAACCTCACCTCGCATACC